GAGATGTTCTCGCAGCTCCCGTCATGGTTCACAAATCTTTGGATCCTTGTCGTGGCGAGTATTTATGGTATAAAGGGAACACAAATTTTTAGAAACGGAGGAAAAAAATGAAAAATTTTGTAGGATACATCGCTGGTAAAATTATAAAATCATTACCTAGAAGTAAAAAAGTTTCTTCTGACATTAAATCCGTTAAGCCAACAAAATTATCAGTTAGTGAAAGTATTAAAAAAGTTAAAGATGATGAATATAGAAAAAGATATACTGCTTTAGATAAGGCACAAGATAAACTTAAAACTGGTAAAAAAATGATGAAAGAGGGTCAAAAAGAAAGAAAAAAATTAGTTGATACTAAAAAAGCATTTCAATTTAAATTAGGAAAAAGTTATCATGCTTTTCAACCTGGTAATCCAAATAAAATAAAGCTAGAAAATATAAAAAAACCAACACCAGATAAAAAATTTAAAAAAGGTAAAGAATTAGATAGAGAAAAGAAAATGGGCGGCGGAATGATGGGCCGTAGATTTGGAATGAAAAAAGGTTCTAAATTTCCTGATTTAACAGGAGATGGTAAAGTTACATTTGCTGATGTCTTAAAAGGTAGAGGTGTGATTAACGGAAAGAAAAAGAAAAAATAATGTCTAGACCAGGTTTATATGCAAACATACACGCTAAAAGAAAACGTGGAGAGAAGATGAGAAAAAAAGGTGCGAAAGGTGCACCAAAAGCAAAAGATTTTAAAAGAGCAAAACAAACAGCGAGATCATAATGGCAAAACTATGTCCAAAAGGTAAAGCAGCAGCGAAGCGAAAATTTAAAGTGTATCCATCAGCGTATGCTAATATGTATGCATCAGCAGTATGTTCAGGTAAAGTCACACCAGGTGGCAAGAAGAATAGAAAAAAAGCTATGGGTGGTGGAGTTATAGATATGACTAGAATGAAATATTTAAAAGGAGGACAAGTGTAATGAAAAAAAAACCGCCAAAAAACATAGAAGATATAAAAACATTACCTGGTACGAGACCTCTAGATAAACCAGATAAAAAATTTAAACCAGAAATAAAATTAATTAGACCAGGTAGTGATGACATCATATTTGTTGCACCTCTTAAAAAAAAATCAAAACCAACAAAACCAGGATCAATATCCGCCCCAGACAGGAGAGGTGTCGCTAGTAGACCTTTGGCTAAAAAAGGTAAAGGTAGAATAATTGACGGAGAATTTTATCCAGCGATGGCCAAAGGTGGAAGAGCAGAATATAAATCTGGATCTAAAGGCTGTAAGTTAGCTATGAAAGGCAAAGGAAGAGCTTACGGAAAGAACTCGTAATGAGAACTTACTACTCAAAAGGTGGAGGACTCAGAGAATGGGTCAAACAAAACTGGGTAGATATAGCCAATAAAAAGAAAGATGGATCATATCCAAAGTGTGGAAGAAGTGGTGGAGAAAAAAGAAAAAATTATCCTAAATGTGTACCGATTGCAAAAGCAAGAGCGATGAGTAAAGGACAGCGTGCGGGTGCAGTAAAAAGAAAACAAGCAAAAGCAAATACAGGTCCTACACCTAGTAGAGCTGCAACATTTGCAAAGAAAAAGAAAATAGCATAATGAGAAGACGAGATAGACAACCACCAAAAACTAAAAAGTATTTCAGATCTACAAAGTCTGGAGCAGGGATGACAAAAGCTGGGGTCTCCCGATATAGAAGAGAAAATCCCGGTTCAAAACTAAAAACAGCGGTCACTGGCAAGGTCAAACCAGGATCAAAAGCTGCTAATCGACGTAAGTCGTATTGCGCAAGAAGCGCAGGCCAAATGAAAAAATTTCCAAAAGCTGCAGCTGATCCTAATTCAAGACTTCGTCAAGCTCGTAGAAGATGGAAATGTTAAATGGTTAAGAAACTAAAAAAAGTAGCTAATGCTTTAAACAAAGCTTCCAAGCTGCACAAAAAACAATCGAAAGTAATAAAAAAACACATAAAGGAAATGAAGTCTTATGCAACTAGAAACAATAATAAATAGATTAATTAAATTTATTAATACAAGAGCACAAGCTCTATCTATATCAGTTACGTCAGGTGGTATTGACAGTATGGAAAAATATAGATATATAATAGGTCAAATAACTGCATTAGAAGCAGTTAAACAGGAACTCTCTAGCCTGCTAGAAGATAAGGAGCAAAATGAAAAAGGAACAGTCATCGATTTTAACACCAAACAATAAACTTGTTGGTGTAAAGCCTACAGAAGAAGAACCAAAATTACCAAAGCCAACAGGTTGGAGAATGTTAGTTTTACCTTTCAAGATGAAAGAGAAAACTAAAGGTGGAGTAATATTAGCTGAAGATACTTTGGAGCGACAACAAGTTGCTTCACAAGTAGGTTTAGTTATGGCTATGGGTCCTCAATGTTACAAGGATAAGGAGAGGTATCCGGAAGGTCCATGGTGCAAAGAAAAAGATTGGGTTATGTTTGCAAGATATGCGGGCAGCCGAATCAAAATAGAAGGTGGGGAGATGCGTCTGCTAAACGACGATGAAGTGTTAGCAACAATTGATAGTCCAGAGGACATCTTGCATGAGTTTTAACATAGGAAGGAGATAACTATGCCAGAAGAAGAAAAGAAAACGGTTGATATAGATACATCAGGACCTGGTGCGGATATTGATATCGAAGAAACGAAAGATGAAGCTGTAATTGAACAGTCAGAAACAAAGGAACAAGTACAAGAACAAGATAAAACATATGAAAATGAAAGAGAAACAAAGTTAGAAGAAAAAGAAACAAAGAAAGATGATGAATTAGAAG